CGCTCAGTCATCGCCGTTCTCGGTAATCCTCTATAACCTTGCTGATAGCCTGGGTTTACTATTGTTTTTAAGTCTGTATTGTCTGACATTGCAGTGCGTGGAAGATGTTGATCTTCGACATTACCCATTGGTGCATCACCTATCTGTTCGTGCATAGAAAATGCGTCTATCAAATCCACAAATAAACTCTTAAATCCATTTTTGGTAACGCCATCGAGTTCTGATTCAAACTCAGCAAGCCAAGTAGCAGTCTCAGGATGCCATATCGTATGAGCTTTATATCTTGGGGCTAACATCTTAACTCTTTCTAATTTTGAGCCTGCTTTGGCGTGTTCAATAGGAATTATATTGAAAAATTGATTACGCTTAGACATCTCTTTGTATATAAAAGGTTCTATTATTTGTTTTAACATTCCTTTCTCAATACCAAAGTCTTGAAAATGCCATTTCACAACAGCCTCAAACATCTTGTTGATGAGCTCATCGGACTGCCAGCGGCCATAAAGTATGTCCAATACGAACCAATGATTATCTTTATCAATGCCTTTCACCACGATAGCTCTAAAAGCAGCTGTTATCTCTGAAGACGATGCCGGGTCAAGCGTAGCTACTACGTTGCAATTCTGCCTGATTTTCTCAGCAAGGGTGCTTGTATAATATCGTCTATCATCTTTTTTAAATGTTTTGGTTTCTTCGCTTGTGGACATACACATCTTTTCTTCCTGCCAAATATCGAGTAAGCCTTGTTTTCTGAATATCTCTCTTTGCTTATATATATCCTCAAGTTTAAACTTCGTAGGCCACGCGCTGACTTCTTTATAATAATTCAAATGAGCCGGGTCTTTTACTGTCTTTATTGCAGGCATTCTAAAAGTTCTATAACCAAGATCTTCTTTGCTATTTAATATTCTCTCAATTATGCACTTCTCACCGAGATTATTGCCTATCAAGAATATACGACAAGACTTGCCTAAAAAATATACATCTGACATAAACCATCGCCAGTCATCTTCCGGAACGCTCATACCTCTCATCTCGTCCCTGTCTTGCAAATCGTCGCAATTATGACTTAATCCATTAGGTGTAAAATATACAGACTTATCAGTTTTTATTGGATAAACTTCACATTCGCCAGCTTCATTTATACTTCTTACTTTTCTCCATACAAAGCCTTTATCTATAAAAACAGTATTTATTTTTTTAGGTCTTGGACGATTACTGAAATCATAACCCAGCTGTTTAGTATTTTCACTAAACAGTATATCGTACTTCTGTTTACTCTTGCTAATCCCACCATGAGGAAACTTCTCAAATCTTGGACCTGCACCTTTTCTTATATAACTCGGAATACCCAATCTTGAAAGCATTTTCCTCAAAAACAATAATCCTTCATAATTTATTGATGTAATACGGCAACATTTATTCTTTGTATCTACCCAACCATCTGAATCTAAATATCCACATATAATATTTCTAAGCTTAATATCATCTAATTGCGTAATCCACATTGGAGGAGTTTTTATTGAATTTCCATATTTCCAAGATTTAAACCATCGAGATAAACTTCTATTGTTCCATAAAAGTTGATGGCATTTACTTTCTCTCTCAACTCTACACGAAGAACCATATTCATTTATAAAATTCTTTAACCTGTTTGATATTTTTGGATATTTATCAGCACAAGTCCACCCTACTTTGTCTTTAGTTATATGACCATCTCCCCACCAAAGCCCAAACACCCACCAAAATTCATTATCATTAAAATACTCAGGAATAAAACTTTCTTCTTTTGTTTTCCTCTTTTTGACAGTTCCATTGGGATTTCTTTCAGCAATTACTGGTATATATTTCTTAATAGGTTGAACATTACTTTTCGTATAATCTACTGGCTCACCAATATAATGGTTTACTGTCAATTTATCGGCTTCAAGAAACTGTTTATCATTTAATACTTTCCAAACATTTTTACTCTTTTTCTTACTCCTGACATAGTATCTATGGTCAGTTGTAACTTTTTCGCTATATGGAACCCCATGACAGCGAATTTCTAAACATTCAGCATCTACTTTTGTTTTCTTGAAACCACTATCCTGTATTTTTACAAATCTTTCATTATCTAAAACGAGCGAATCTTTCGCATGGCATATAACCACCTTCGGCCTGCGTTCTCTATTCGATAAACCCCTGATTGATGAACCTTTTCCGTATGCCTCTATACGGATATTGATTATTTCTCCTTTGCTGTCTTTTACATCAACGCTGAACACGCTCGCTGACTGCTCTTTTATCTCTACTTTGTTCGCAGAGATGAGGCCATTCGTCTTGTATTCTTCTTCGATCTCTTTTAGTTTCTTCTCTGCTAAAGTCGCATTGTTTTTTAAGAGGACTATATAATCTCGCTTACGCGTAGGAAAAGTAAGACAGTAAAGCGGAAAACTTCTTAATACATACTGGCTATTATGTGTAATAATATAATCTCTTGTAATTAAAAATAAACTATCACCCTCAACTGTAATACATTGAGTATCTTGCGAACAGACTTGGTTTACAGATATGATAGTTTTTCGTTTGCTTCTTTCGTATTGTGGGAATAATGAATTTTCTTTACGCTTTAGACAAGATAATGTAATGCTACTTTTAAAAGATATGTTCCAACAATACCCGCAGAATTTACCATATAGTTTGGCTTCTCTCTTTACAATTGTAGCCTTAACACCTAAAGACCTTACTACCTCAAGAAAACCCTTTGCAAGAGTTTCATTCGTATTGCTAAAAGTCAATGTGCCTTTTTTAGTTCCTTTTATGGCAAGAGTACCATCAGAGTCAATAAGTCCTCGAACCAAATCTATTCGTTGGGTAACTGACGCATTTTTATATACTTCTGGTATATGTTTATTACGGAGCAGATTATAAGCTGTAAAATTATGCCTTTGCCCTTTGATTGAATACATATATTTACCACATTTCAAATAATTAAGAGAATATCCTCGTTTTGAAAACTCACCCTCTATGGCTTTTATATCTTGTCCTCCGATTGTAAATATCGGGCTATCAGAATTACCATCACCTAACCATACACCTAGCACATACGGATCTAATTTAAGATTCTTTTTGCTGTATCTAACAGGTTGACATAAATCAATACGATACCTCCTTTCTACATAGCCATTCTTATGACTCCAGCCTCCAAAATTATTATATATAAATTCAGTTGTATATATTTTGTATTTCCTTTTTTTCTTATCATATACTTGCCATAAATGTTCAGCATCGGCAATTATTGAAGTTCCATCATCAAAGAATATTTTATAACACAATCTATTTTTAAAAACTTTACTTTTCTGAATAACTTTAATTTTATTACCTGTTTTTCCAAAAACATAATCTCCTATTTGAATGTTGTCAATTCTTTTAAAACCATTAGATGTAGGAATTTCTGTAGACAAAGGCAAAGCCTTGGCGCTTTCTCTAAATCCCTGAATTGCCATGTTGTCAGTTTCTTTCAATAACATATCAGACCATTCGATATGATAATCCGCGGCAGCAACTTCAAACTCTGGATCGTTCTCTAGCAAAAGAAAACGATAGTTTATGAGAGTCTTTTTTGATTCGCGGTATAATCTATCTATTCTTTCCTGCTCAAATCTTTCACTCATTATTTTATCCTAACCTATCTAACGCTTTAAGGAGCAAACCTTTTGTAGCGTCATCAATGGAAAGTTCTGTTTTCTCTTTCACTCTCCCATCAATACGATCAATTATTTCTTTGATAGCGGGAGTCTCGCCTTGAGTAGCATTAAGAATCAGCCGCCACAATACTGCGTCCTTTACTCTGCCCTTGATAATCTTTTGTGTTTCTGGATCTTCAAATGAAATCTTTTTCTTCAGCATCCTTCTCAACAAAGGAACTAGATAGGGGCCTTTCTCAGTGTGGTCTTTACGATTAAGCGGGAATTGTGTTTTCTTCCCTAATTTTCCAATATTTTTATTAGGCATAAAACCTCAAAGTTAACCACAAACATAATAAAAAACCCAACCTCATAAAACTAGACTACAATCACTCACAGCCAAAGTTTTATAAAATCGGGTTCTCATCCTTTCGCTATCTCCTAAATTAAACTATCAATTAATTATATACATAAGTTTAATAGTTTGTCAAGCGAGAGTTTAAAAATAAATATCCCCCCTTTAAAATTATCTCAATTTAGCCTATCCCCCATTTTTTTCTCAGTATAATGTTTTTTTGCCCTATCTTTTTGTTTTTCAATAATACATTCTCTGCATACTGTTTTAGTATGGCTATTCTTACAGGCAGTCCAATGCTCTTTTAGCTTGTGGCATCTTTGGCATCTAAAGACTATCTTCGGCATAATTAAGGCCCTCTAAAATGTTTTCTATATCTTTTCCATTCGTGAGTAAAAACCTTGACTTGGTTTTCTATATTTTTCAACCGTTGATATTCTTCCTTTAGGATACAGTTGAGCTTTTCGTAATCTTCCAACGGCATACATTTCTGCAGTATAGAAACAACAGGAGACGGAAGTAGTGGGATAAGCCTTACACCGCACCATATTAAAACCACATTAGCAACCGCCCACCATTCAGGATGCTTCTTCCACGCCCACAGCCAATTCTGGCATACTGTCTGAGAGAAGCAGAGGAATGAATCTACGGCTCTATCTATTGGCGGTAGTATGATATCATCTAACCATTGAAGGAAATTCGCTGGGCTATGATTTTTTAGCCATTCAATCATCTATCTTCCTTCTATACACACTTCACTGACCTGAGAATCCCTTATGGAACTAATAGCATCCAACACTTTCTCCTTACACTCTGGACACATCTCAACGGCAGCACACGCTGGAGTTTGTGAACCACGCCGTGAGATTTCTAGCTTTAACATATCATTCTCTAATATAATTTCCTTACCACATAAATCACAGTAGTCTTTAAACATTTACCCTCCCAAGATTTCTACTTCCTCATCAATAACATCTGACAACGTTTTCTTTCTGACATCTTTCACCACCTTTGGATCTATCCACCCATTTGGTAATCTATGCACAAATTGTTTTGCAAATTCTGCCTGTGCTCCCGATAAACCTATGCCTCTTGGCAATTCTCCATATAGTTTAAAATAAATAGCAGAAAGTTCTACTGCCATTGAATAAGTATCCTCACTATTTTTCTTTATGTGATTGCACAGTTGCTTTTTCGTCAACTTCTTCATGCTCCCTCCTTTTCTATTTCCTCCCTCATTTTGGAAACCCATCTTTGCCTTTTTTATCTTTAGGTTTTCCTTCTTTACATTTAACGCAAATCGCTCTTACCTCCCCATAAATGCGATTAGACCAGTGACCACACTCTAACCATCCCGTTGAACAACTAAAGAAATCATTATCATAAGTAGTATGCAAGACTATTTTACGTAAAGGGCCTTTTCGTTTTGGACCACCATCATAAAGTGCGTGTCCAGTTCTCATACGTCTATTAGAAATCCAACCCATTATTCTCCTTATCATCTTGCATTATAGCTCCTTAAATCTTTAAGCGTTTATTAGCAATATCTAAAACTTCCCTATCAGTAAGACCATATTCATCTCTAATCTTTCTTCCTTCTGCGAGCCATAAGTTGCCATTTTCCTTAAATTCCTCAGTCCATTCTAATCGCTTTTGAATTGTTTTTATGTCTTTTATTGTCAATGAATCCTTCATCATCCCTCCCCTCTCAAATACTCCTTCGCCGCATTAATCAGAACCTTCAACCCCTTTGTCCTTATTTTCCCGATAAATAATCCATCATGCCCTATCCAGATCTCTGCTAATTTGATTGCGTCTTGGATTTCTTGTTTGGTCATTCCGTCCCGATCCTCTCCGCTTCCTGCGTGCCTTGCCTTTCGACTTCTTTTATCCTCGCTTCTATCTTCAGTCTTTCCACTTCTGCCTTCTGCACATAGTCAATCAGCGCGTTCAACTCGATTAGGCGCTTGTCAATTAGTTGTATGGCCCGAGTATATTGCTGTTTGCGTTTGAGTAATCTCTGGCCTTCTGCCTGAAAGTCTGCTACCTCATCAGCTCTCGCGTCAACTTGATTGCAGCCTATAAGCAGGGTACAAATGATTAAAATTGCTAACCTTTTCATTTATTGCCTCCTGGTTTTTTAACTAAAAGTATCTCCTAGCGCCTTCGTTTTTTCATTATATCTTAAATCTCTAAACCTATAAGACCGGCCCTCAAAAAGAACTTGCCCCTTGCAGGTCTGTCCATGTCTGTTTTTGGCTATATTCAAAAAATGGCTTTCTATACCATCCCTATTGTCTGTTTCTTTGTGAAGTAGCAAAACAATATCCGCCATCTGTTCCAACGAACCAGAGCCCTTGAGATCATACAAATCAGGAGGTCTATTGTAATCTGAACCACTAGGCAAGCGCCTGATTTGGGATACAATCACAAAAGCTATATTCATCCGGTTAGCCATTTCTTTAATCTTTCGGATATATTCCATCAAGGCTATTCGTTCGTCCTTGAAGTTTTTCCATTCTATTTGTTGAACAAAATCTAAAAATACAACATCCGGCTTTTTTGTTTTATAATATCTATTTATGGTTTCAACTAGCTCCTCAAAAACATACCCACCTTCTAATATCTCAAAATCTATATCTTTTATATACTTACAAAACATCTCATTAAGTTCTTTTGGAATTTCTTTTTTGCCGTTTACTAAGTCAAAATAAGATAATCCGGTCATCTCGCAAAACATCCTCATACATAATTGCCATCCCCTCATTTCAAGAGAGAGAAAAAGTATAGAATTTTTGGGATTATCCGCAAAGGCCCTAGCCAACTGTAAACTTAATGCTGTTTTGCCTGAACTTGTTTTTCCTGCTATGATCCAGATATGCCCACGCTTAATTCCCCCTGTATGATTGTCTATGAAATCTATTCCTGTAGGAAATTCAGGACTTCCGCGCTTTCTTTCTAGTTCGCAAATCTTTCTCGCTTCAATCCAATATTCTGTAAGCGTTTTTGGAGACAATATATTTCCTCCTTCTTTTTTAACAATATTTCTATTGTTTCTAATGCCTTCATGCCTGTTCCCTGCCTGCGATATTTTCTATATAGGCTTCTAAAGGTATCTAAATAAATATCAATTTCAAAAATATCATTATTAATATCTTCAATCACTTCAGCAACTAAATTATCAATCATAGCGTATCTCCTTTTTTGGTTTATAATTAAGCCATTTATCAAGGTTATCTATTTTGTTTCTAACACCTATGCAATAAACAAGATCTAAATGTTTCTCCCTCTCTGACCAATCATCCTGAATGAAGTTATCTACGGCCTGCCTCATCTGCTCTATAGTAAATCCTTGTTTGAGGCGTTGACGGATAAGAATACGAACAGTGGGAGTTAGTTTAAAGGCTTTTTTTGTTTTTAAGAGAAAATAACCAAAAAACTCTGTTACAAACTTTTCATCTTTGCTTTCTTTATCTTTCTCTAGTTCTTCTTCTAGTTCTAGGGTACGCACTTTTGAAAGTTCTGTTACGCACTCTACAAAGTTATGTAACATTTTTATTGTTAATGAGATAGGGCGTTTTTTAAGGTCAAACCCTTTTCTCTTTAAATATTCTTCATTTAAGGGGACTGGTTTTTTAAGCTGTATCTCTAACATTACAAAAGCTATAAAGCGCCATTTATCTGTTTCGGTCATTAATTCAAATTCAGGATCAGCATTAAGCATAGTAAAGTATGTTTTACACCATATTAAATTACGATCTTTATAGGTTGGATGATATTTCTGCAAGTTTTTAATATGTAGGTATTCCATAAACAACTCCCCCAATAAAAATGCCCCGCCGGTAAATGATTAAACATTTTTGTGCTTGGGAGCAACCGTACGGAGCGTAATAAAAAAGCGACGATTTTTCTTTTATCGTCGCTATGTTTTTGATTATCTTTATCATTTTACGCTCCCAATTTGATTATCTACAATATACCACATCATCTATGATTTGTCAAGATAAATCTCTAAATAATTCTGGTTGTATATCTCTTTTGCTTTCATTTAGGATGTGGAGACCAAGTTCGGGTTCAACCATATTCCTTATAAATATCCGATTATCTTGTCCATAAGGTAAATTGTATTTTTTTAAATCTATACCGTATGCTTTTTGTAATGAAGAAAATCCCTGATTAGGAGTAAATCTTGTTTTGTAATTTCGCTTTTCAATCTTGAAATTACTCCAGAATAAATGCCTACCACATTCTTGAGCAATTACTAATGGCTTATAATGGGTTTGGTGATTGTCATTATTTCATTATAGTTTTAATAATCGCAGGCCTTGTCCATTGTCTTTGGAATTGTTTCCAATCTTTTGTATATTCTTTCGGTTGATATAACATTGCAAAAGGTAAAGTTCCAATGTTAAAAGCCCACCTAAG